TCTTCTGCTAAACGTGCAGCTTCAGCTTCTTCCTCGGCTAAACGTGCAGCTTCTGCTTCTTCTGCTAAACGTGCAGCTTCTGCTTCTTCTGCTAAACGTGCAGCTTCTGCTTCTTCTGCTAAACGTGCAGCTTCTGCTTCTTCTGCTAAACGTGCAGCTTCTTCCTCGGCTAAACGTTCTAGTTCTTCTTCTCGTTCTCTTTCTTCTTCTAGAGTTCTTAAACGGTCTTGTTCAAGGTTAAATAACCGTATTCGTTCTGCTTCAGCTTCTTCATCGGCTATACGTTGTGCTTCTGCTTCTGCTAAGCGTGCAGCTTCTGCTTCAGCTTCTTCATCGGCTATACGTTGTGCTTCTGCTTCTGCTAAGCGTTGTGCTTCTGCATCTGCATCTGCCGCGCTATCCGCAGCTTCTGCATCTAATTCGTCCTGAGTAATTTTAGGGATAGTACCAAAATCAAGTCCGCCCGCAGCTATGAACGCGTCGTATTCGGTAGGAGTTAGTTTGCCGTCGTCTCTTGTAACGTAGTCCAAGTACGAAACAAAATTATAATCGATGTTTATATTTCCAGTGTTAATACTCATATCAGTCTGCTATTAGCACCCCTTGAAATGATGCGCCGATCTGGTTATTTGTGTTGCTGGTTACAGCACGGCATTCCATGTCTGTCTTTTCAGAAAACGCCAAGGGGAACTCAAAGTCAATCACTAGTTCGTTGCTTTGCAGCACGTTAATAAACTTTGTCCTAAATACGTTTGACCCAAAGTCTCTCGTATCAAACTTAACCGTAGCGTAGTTGTTAGCCTGTGATATAGCAGCGGTGAAGATTAAATCATCGAGATAAAGCGTATGCCCAGCAGGGACGGTGTATACCGCCATTTGCGTTTGGTTACCGTCTGTAATACTTGCGTAGGTAGTACCTGTTGGAACCCCAGAAGTAACGCCGCTATTAGCGATATAAAGCGTACCGGCAGCGGTGCCCCCTGTTCCAGCCGTAGCAACAAACGCACGATTGATACGCAACCAACCGGAAGCATCACCAATTTGTACCTGAGTCTGGCCGTTCATACTGACAGTAACAGTCTGGGCAGCGTAGTTCTCGTCTAACCCCTCGACGGTTACGGTTTTAGCTCCGGTACCACCACTTGCATCTGCTGTACTAGAACTGCTGATAAACGCGGTGAAGGCCGCTGTAGGCCACGTTACATTACCCCCCTGCGACCAAACTGTTTCTTCTGTACCGTTAATGTCGGGGTTGTACCCAAACTTATACAACGAACTGGCCCCAGCTATCTGGCCTTTCGATACTTGTAATTCGTAAGGTTCTTGGATCGCCATAGCGTTTCTCAGAGCGTTATCTAGCTGGTTAAAGTATATCCGAAGTATGTTATTAAACTGCTCAAATGACTCCTGATCGTATACCTGTGGGGCATAGGGTAGTGCTGGGGCACGGAACGGAACGTCATATCTGGTATTGTCTCCAGCCATTAGCGTCGTCCATCAGGCCGCATATCCAACCTAGGCGAGCCTAACTGCCATGTTACACCCGATCCGGTAGACTCGATCTTCATCACCATCTGCCGTCCACGGACCCGAGTATTGAGCTGTCCGGTAAACTTTTCTATCGGCAACACAGCAGATCGCGTAATCGTACCATCATTTGACCCACCTACCGAAGCAGGAGAGTTGTACCCAGAGCCAGAGTTCTGCATAGGCAATAGCGTCATAACGGCGCTTGGTGACTCCGTGGTAGATCCGTCAAACGTGATATCAGGAAGTACACGCCAAATGAAGTTGAATTGATGTCCGTCATCTAGATCGAACTCAGCAGTAGAGGCATAGGCATGGATAGCCGTACCTGCCCCTAATTCGTTATCATCAACGCCTTCTTCCTGATTCACGAGATTGTTGCTGTACGTTGCGGCTAATGGAAAGTCTCTCAATCCTGAGTCAAGCCACGCTGTACGCGCCATTGTACCGTAGTACCAAATGTTATCCAGATAGTTATACACAACGTAACGATCTGCTTCAGAAACCCCCGCAGAGCAATAAAACCACCAAACTTCATGATATGCCTCTACAGTCCCTGCAAACACTTGACGATACTGTAGAGGGTTAAAATCGTTGAAGACGAACTTACGGAGGTTACAAGGCAGTGGCTGGGTGCGACCGTCGTACTTATAGAACTTATCCACACCCATCCAGTAAGCCACACCATTGGCGTACGCTACCGCATTCTGAGAGGCTATGGAGATGTTTTCACCGACAAGCTGTGCTCCCCACACCACCGGGGCACCGACGTACTGGAGGGCATATAGGGCCGAGTCTGACCACACTAGGACTTCCTGACGGGCTTGTTTAGCCGCTACGATCTCAGTGCCTCTAGATAGCTGTAGACTACCCGCTTGGTTGGTTGCTGCAGGTGTCCATTGAGTAGAGTCTTCTTGGTCTGACCAACGGATTAACATAGGGTTTTTAGTGCCACTTGCTAGGGGATTACAACCGAAACAAAACACAAACCGGCTGATATCTGACACTAATATAACGTCTTGTACGGTCGGTACGTTGGCTGTAGCAGGTGATACAGACGAGAGTAATACCCCCCTAGAGGTAAGTCCTGACGTGGCATCCCAGTAGTATATAGGCCCACCACGCGGCCCAAACAATAGATCTTCACCAAAGTTAGCTTGTGACCACAACCGTATTTGTAGTGTAGAAGCCTCACCTACACCCCATGCGCCAGAACCCCATGAAGACGCTCCCCACCCTGTTAAAGGTACTACCGAAGCCGTTCCGGTGTTGATTTGGTATGCAGCTGACACGGTACCGCCCCCAGTAGCACTAGAAGTGGCGTTACTAGAAGCTGTTATGAAGTAGGTATTAGCTGTAGCGGTATCGATAGTGATCTGAAATTCACCATTTAGGGTCAGCCCACCTACGGCTGAAGCACCCGAAAAAGTGACAAAATCACCCGAAATATACCCCCCATTAGCGTCTACAACGCTTACCGTAGGGGAACCATTGGTGGTAGTAAATGGGTTAGTGAGGCTTACGGTGTTACGTAAAGGCGTTATATCGTTATAGGCACCGCCATTCTCGATATAGAACTTAAGGTTAGTGCCTACCCCAATGAGGTTTTGACTACCTAGCGTGACCCAGTTCCATAAGGATCGACAGACACCAAGAAATGTAGATGACGAGATACGCTGCCACCCACCAATCTTTTCCGGTGTACCTTGCCGAAAGCGAATCTTATCGGATTCGTACCACCCACCTTCGCTGGTGTATCGGGTATTCTCTCGATTAACTCCCGGTTTTAACGCTAGTTTTTGTAATGGCATACATAACCCGTCACATTGATTCGCCAAACGCTGGCGGTAGGGTTGTTACTACAATAGACGTATTTTGCTTCAAGTTTAGTGAAGCACCGCAATCAGAACAAGTATCTGCTTCTAACTCGCTTTCGTCTATATCATATCCACATTCGGCACATAAAATTTCAATGGTGTGCGCGGGTTCAATATTGCCTTCATCGTTTACTTTAGGTACATGCGAGACTTTCATCGTTTTTGGTACTCCCCAGAACTAATCATCTGGCAGACTTCTAATGACCGATCACCCACTTGCTCGGCCCAACGACTACGGTAGAACTCTTGTCCAGCCTCTTCGTAGTTACCTTCAGCCATGTGCCCCAAGGCTTTAACAAACTTCCGTAGTTTGGTCTGACCAATATTAAATGACAGGTCTATTAAGGCTTCTTGACGCACACTATCAAGATCTTTAAACCAATCGTATTCACCAATCAGCTCTTCTTTGCACCGTCTTATGTCGTTACTTAACAAATAGTCTATCTCGTCATCAGCAAGCCCAAGCCCAGATTCTGAGATGTTTCTACCAACACCAATGGTTTCGTAACCCGCAGAGCACATGTAGACCTTATCTCTAACGCCCTCGTGCCTTTTTAACATTTGTACAAGTCTATTCATTAGTCATGCTTATGTGATGCGCCGTAGTAGAAACTGATAATAGAAGAGACGATACCGCCCAAATACCCCAGCACAAGATTAACAATCCCGTCATCATTCGCAGCGGGGTCTTGTAGCGTGACCAAAGCAATGTAACCTCCGAAGAAAAATACACACGCAACCGCGATAAATTTAGGCGTCCAATCACCTTTAAAAGCTGCCCGAGCATGTTGTACATCCTCCGCTTCAAGCGCGAATACATCTACGTCTAACTTCTTCATCTGAACCTGAAAGTCTAGTTCAGCCTTTTTAATCTCAGCCAACTGTTCTGGGGTAGCCGCTTGTACTGCATTAGCAATACTTTTTTCATCTGGCTTACAACCAAGCACACTGGCGATAGTTTGTGCCGCAGCCCCACCTAGAGGCCCACCAAGCGCCTGACCAATGGTAGGTGCAACTGCGCCGATTAATCCTTTGATTGCGTCAAACTTCATTGTGTTAGCACCAAGCCAACAACGGCTATTAATGAGGTAATCATGACAGGGTAGATACCCCAGATCATGCGCTCTAACTTATCAAAGCGTTTTGACCCGGAGTCTAACCGTTCTTTAATGGCGTCATACCGCAAGGCGCACTCCCGTTCGTGTGTTTCAATTCGTTGTAACGCCTTGCTTGCATGAGTCTGAGCCATTATCCTGCGTCCGCTTCCGGTTCTACTTCTTCAACCACTTCGATTGATTCACGTAACGCATTTTCACGAAACCCAAGAGCAACCTGTAAATTAACACCCTGCTGTTGAGCTGCCGCAATCTGGTTTTGCAGTTCAGCGATCTGTTTACGCAGGTTAACTACTTCGACGTAGTGCACTTTGGAGTCATTGCCTAACTCGTTAACGTCATACTCCTGATCGTCAATGGTCAGAATAATTGGTTGTTGCTCTTGTTGTTCGGTCATAGTTCTTCCTAGTTTATTTATTTTGGCTATTCCAAAGCTCAAAAAGCGTTTCAATCTTATCTTCTTGAGTTTCAGCCGTTCCGTCTAGTCTACCTAATTTTATCTCAATTGCATTGAGCTGTTGGCGCAGGGCAAGGATTTCTTCCTGCTGGGTCTCTAACGCCATAATCTTGGCATTCTGAATCAAATCGTCGGGTAACGCGCCCCGCAAACCTAAAGGCCATTCACGAACAAATTCTGCATTCTCCTGCACAGTAAGCCCTTGTATCTCTATACCATACTCAACTGTCGTAATCCGAGTCTCCAGAGTAATGTACGCAGCTGTCGCCATTACTAAGCCTACGCCTAAAGCTACAAGGTTCCGTAAAGGAATTTCAACGGTTGTGTCTTCGTTGATCTCCGCCACTATTTGTTCCTATCGTTCCATAGTTCAAACAGGGTGCGGATCTTCTCCTTAATCTGCTCTATATCGGCGTGCATTTTGGCTAGAACGATAACCAACGTCACAAACCCCAGAGCAATGGGCCATATCGCCCCAATAGCGTCTAATGCGTCCATAACGTCTAGCTCTCATCTATCTTTACCAAGGTACGCCGTCAGCCGTGGTCGGATTAATCTGACCGTCAATATTAGCTTGCAAGGACGTTTCTGTAGCTTCTTTATCAACACCGCCTGCCCATGTCCAATTTAATGCGTCCTGCTCAGTTACGTCAGCATACGGAATATAGTCCGGGCTAGTAGGATCAGGTGTAAAGCCAACCGTTCCATACGAGCTTGCGTTGTAGGTTACTGCATCATCGCCAGTACCTTCGGTTTGTTCCGCAGTACACCGCCAATGGCTCACGATGATAGCGCCGTCCATATCTGCGGGTTGAAGGTCTCGCTCTAAGGTCGAGATAGTCCAGTTAAATGTTGCCATGTTGTTTCTCCTGTTAAGATTCTAGTTGTGCGACTCGTGCGCGTAGGCTTTGTATTTCTTTAAGCATCATTGGGACTAGCTTGCTGTAGTCAACGCCCATCATTTCTTCAGGGTCTTCTGGTGCTGATACTGCTTCAGGTGCAACCTCAAGAAGCTCTTGAGCAACCATCCCGTAGTCTTGATGTGAGCCGTCAGCTTTCCAGTCAAATGATCTGACTTGGATAGCGTCAATGTCGTCAGAAGCAGAAGGTGCGTCTACGATGTTTTCCTTGAGGCGTTGGTCCGATGAAGTAACATAAGACGTTGCAGAGCCAGAAAGCTGTATGCTTCCTACGTTTCCATTTGGGTTGTAAAAACGAGCTACTGATACAGCACTAGTAGTTGAAGTACCAGACAGCCATTGCACAAGCCCGCTAGAGCCTGTGTTAATAAATCCAGCGCCGTATACGCTTGTTCCATCTGGCGTACCAGTAGTCCCCACCAAGAGGTTGCCTGAGGCATCTATTCTTGCGCTTTCAGTACCTGCTGTATTAAAACGAATACGTCTACCAGAGACTAAAAAAACGTCAGCACCCGTGTTGGTATTGGTGAGTTGCGTGTCACCGCCGCTAGTTTCTGTCAGTGCTGATGTAGCACCTAAATTAACACCGTTTGACAGGTAGAGGTCTTTGAAGCGTGCAGAGCTATTTCCAAGGTCTACAGAATTATCTAAATTAGCTTGTGTTGAGGTATTCCAAGGGCGAACATCTGATGTGCCGTTAAAATACAAACCTGCGTTTTGATAGCCGCCTATATATGCAGACCCACCAGAAGTACCAATACTCCCAACGGATGCGTTATTAACTCTAAAGTCAATCAGGTCTCCGTTTTCAGTACCGGCAGACCCAATACGATTTAACTCCTGCAACACCCCGCCATCTCTAGCAATTCTTAATAAATCATTTGCACCGTTTAGCTCTATACCAGCAGTTGCTGCGCCAGTAGACGTTTTGCCCACCAAGAGGTTGCCGTTCTCGTCCAGCCGCATAGACTCAAGCGCCTCAGCACCTTCTGCAGCGCCTCGCTTGGTTGAAAATACCAGCCTAGCGTCGGCGCCGGTTGAGCCAGCAGTGACTGCTTTAATTGTAGCGGCTAGGTTGTGACCAAATGCACTTGCGTCTTGGTTGTAAAAAGCAACCTTCCCAATTTCTTCGTCTGCGCCGGATATGTTTGAGTTCCCCGCTAGGACAATAGTAGCATCGGTTATACCGGCAGCCTGAGTAGCTCTGTTTGCTGTCCGACCTACCATTATAGAGGTGGTAGTTCTGAGTTCGCCTGATTGGGCGAAGCGAGCAGCTTCTGTTATAGTTTCACTACCATCAGCAGTTACCATAAATCGCAAATCAGTTGGGTTATCCCCTGCTAGGTGAGTACCAGACGCAAGAGCTTGTACAGCAGCTAATGGCGTTGGCGTATTGCTTGTTGTGTCAGTACCGTAAAAGCCTAAAGAGCCAAGAGAATCGCCTGATGTAATAGATGTGTCTTGTCTTAAAATAGCAATACTTGTTGCGGTTGTACCTTCTACAATTAGCTTAGGTGCAACATTGTCACCCGATACAGCTGTTGATATAGAGGTTGTCCCGCCAATATGGGTGTTGCCTGAGGAATCGATGCGCATGGCTTCTGAAGCGGCTGTTACAAATCTTAAGTAATCTGAATCATGAAAATAATTTATCTGTCCTCTGTATAGGTCTGAACTAGTTGTCCCGTCTGCAAAATAAATATTTCCTCTACTGGCGTTTCCAGAATAAATAGTCATTCCTTCGTCGCCTGAGCCAGAACCTACTACAAGGTTTTCTGCTCCAGCCTGTAAAGAGCTAGGCGAAGTCGTACCTATCCCGACATTGCCATCCTCATCAATACGCATACGTTCTGAAAGACTTGAGCCGTTATAGCTAGAAAAAGCCAAACCGTAAGTGCTTCCAGCATTTATGGCTACATGGGAAATTTTTCCTGTTACGCCCGTACCACCTGTTGACGAATCGTTAGTATAAAACTCAATAGCGTTAGCTGTTTGAGCAGCATCTATTGTGGTATCGGTGTTTTCAATACGGAGAGTTGTTGATGTAGCATTAGCGCCTTGAGAAATTTGAAGCACTTGCTGAGGCGAGCTAGTACCAATACCCACGTTGCCTGCGGAATCGATGCGCATACGTTCGTTGGAGGCAACACGAAAACCCATAGCATCGGACGAATGGTCATAAAAAATACCAGAACGCAATGCCACGTCACTGTCAGCAAAAGCGTAATAACCTGTGCCTGTCGTAGACGAACCAATCGTCATTCCAGAGTCGCCGTTGTTGTCAACAAAAAACTCGTTAGCGGCCACATTCACTGATGACCCAGACGCACCGCCTCCACCTACAATATGTATGTTTGCGTCAGGACTCGTCGTGCCAATCCCCAGCGACTCCGCAGAACTATCCCAGAAGAACTTCGGCGTTGTGCCCGTGTCTTCGTAGAAGCTGATGTCGCGGTTTCCGTCTATTTTTAATGCAGGATTTAAGTCTGTTTGATGATCCGCAGAAAAACGTAAACTGCTAGTAGATGCTGCCCCGTTAGCGCCCGCATCAAATGTAATAGAGCCTGTGTTTCCATCACCACCATTATCCGCTTTTGCGTACAAACCTATTGTAACTGCTTCGCCTGTAGTGCTATTACGCACTTTTAGAAGTTGACTATTAGTTGCCTCTGTATCTGTACCATCAACAGTCAAACCATCAGCAGTCACAGTCCCCGTAACGTCGATGCCTGTGTTGGTTGTGGCTAGTTTGGCTGAGTTGTCATAGTAAAGAGTTATTTCTGCGCTTGGAGACGCAACCAAATAATCTTTTGCGCCGTTTCCTGTTTGTAACCTTATTGTTGCGCCTTGAACTAAAAGATTGCCAGCGGCGTTTTCTTTAATAATACTATTACTACCATCATGGTAAATCTGTAGGTCACTGCCATCACCGAAGATGGCCTTATCATCGTCACCAAAATTAATATCAGCAGAGGTAGTCATACCGTCTGTGGTGATGACACCTGTGACATCTATGCCTGTGGCGGTTGTTTCTAACTTGGTAGCTGTATTGTGCATTAAGCGAACATAACCGCCGTCGATGCAATCAATGTAGTTATTGCCATCAACATCTTGCAACTTAAGGTTTGTCGCTTGAATTTTTAGGTGACCAGTGCCTGCGTCTTTAATAAAGCTATGAGAAGCATCATGGTAAATCTGTAGGTCACTGCCATCACCGAAGATGGCTTTTGACGTATCAGTAAACGTAATGTCATCGCCCGCTGATACGGCTAGGTCTGTGCCGCCGGTGGTGTTACCGTTAGCAAGTATTTCTGCCAGTGTGTCAACAGTTCCGACTTGGCTGTCTACATAGGCTTTAATTGACTGCTGGGTTGACAAGGCTGTGGCGCTATCTGACGACATATTATCTTCGTCGAGAATCTTGTCAGCGGTGACTGTGCTCGTACCCAGACTTAAGCTATTTGCGTGGGTAACACCTTCAACGACGTTAGTGCCGTCACAGTAGACCAGCATGGTTTTGCCGACAGGTACAGCAACGCCTGTACCACCAGAAGTTTTAACAGTAATGATCTGTGCGGTGTTGTTATCTACAATGTAAAGTTTTGTGTTAGTTGGGCAAGTTACTGTACCCGCGCCTGTCAATGCAGTGCCCGTGTCAGTCAATTCTAGGATAGCGCAACGCGATTCTGAGGTTGTACCATCGGCTGTTGTTAATGTATGTGCGTTAGCTGTCCACGAATTAATCGTAGCTTTACCCGCAATAGCCTGTTCAACCATCTGCGTAATATTGTCATTTACAGTGTCACCCCAAGTACCGCTCAATTCTCCTTGGACTGGAAGAGCGAGTTTAAGGATCGTAGTGTATTGCGTTGTCATGTTCTTACCCTCATGCGGCTATGTCTTGCCAGTTTGGATTCTGAGCTGTATTTATATTAACCCAATTTGGGTTTTGTGCATCACTAATATCTTGCCAGTTCGGGTTTTGTCCGGGAACTATCTCTCCCCATATATGGACGGTACCTACTTCACCTGTAGCTGCTACGCCTGTAACGGGTACAACAACACCAACCCCTACAGTTACATCACCAATAGCGCCTGTGGCTTGTACCCCTGTAACCGGCACTCGAATAATCAAGTCTACCGTTACGGTACCAAGAGCTGTAGCCCCTTGAACGCCAGTAAGGGCTACGTTTGCATCACCCCCTACCGTTACTGAACCTGTCTCTACTGTACCGGATACGCCCGTTACTGCAACTACTGCGCCAGCGTTTACCGTTACGCTACCTACAGCACCGATTGCTTCTAGTCCCGAAGGAGTTACAACTGCGCCTCCAGTGACGGTTACAGACCCTAAAGCTGTGGTTCCAGCTACTCCTGTGACTGCAACAATTGCGTCAGCAGCTACGGCTACACTACCTACAGCACCTGTGGCTTCTAGCCCTGACGGAGTTACATTTGCATCCCCGCTTACCGATACTGCACCGATATTACCTGTGCCAGCGACCCCAGTAACGGCTACTATCGCATCGGCGGCGACACTTACACTACCTACTGCTCCGGTTGCTTGGACACCATCAACGTTGACAATGACAAGGGGGGTTCCCCATGAACCTTGCCCCCAACTGGCGCGTCCCCAGCCTTCGTATGTCGTCGAGGATGGCATCAGCTATACCTAAGCAATCCTAATAATCGCGTTAGTCGCATCAGCAGTGGGGAATGTAATCTGGAAATCACCTGCTGTAGATGTCTTATCACCACCAAAATCAAGCACAGCAACGGATGGGGTAGAACCACCGGATTGGTAGATCAAAGCTCCACGCGCTGTAATTGTCGCTGTGCTCCACGTAGTTGTGCCGAAACTAAGAAACGCCGTAGTACCTGAAGTGGTAGGTGCCGTGGAAATCGTCAAGGTGTTACCACCCGCAGTATACCCCGTACCAGATACTTCATTGCTCGTAGTGTACGCAGTAGTAGCGGCGTCCAACGATGCGCTAGACGTATATAACGCGATCTTATAAGACTGCGCCGTGTTACTACTAAAATCCATTTCCCCGTCAAGTAATGCTTTCTTGAACGAAGTACACATTGCCTGTGTAATTGCCATGTTAAACTCCTTAAGTTACTGGAACCCGTAATTGTCCTGAACGGAATGCGTCTTCGCGCAGTTTGCCATCCCCAAGATTCTTGAGTAGGCCAATAGCCTGTAAAAATAATCGCTCGTACAGAGCCACAAGATCAGGTTCACCTTTCATAAACCGTATCGCTTCAACCAACGCACCATTCAATAATGCACTGTCAAACTCGTTACCTAACCACGTAGTCCCTGCAGTCACGATAGACTCAGGGTAATATCCATAATGTAGCTCTACTGAGTACCCACTATCCGGTGTCGGCCCAACAATAAACGCATCATCATTAAAGTATGCGTAATGTACAGGCAATCCAGTAGAAGTAGCGTTAGGGTACGCCTCACGTATGAAGTTAACGTCTTTGTTAATCAAGTATGAGTAATTACCACTGCCGTCAATCACGGCTAACGAATACGACCATAGGAAATCAGACGGTGTATCTAGGTATTTGTTGTCTAGGGTCAACGAACCAGTAACGTTTTTACGTAACGCAGGGATCTGTACAGTGTTGTATATCTTCTGTTCCGACTGTTCAGTAAACAAAGCGAGTTGGTCATCTGTAAAACTTGTTTCACAAATGTCCTGAATATCTGCTTTAAGCTGCGTGTAATTCATGGTTTAAGCCATCGGCCCTCGGCACATAAAACCTTTAGTCGCAGCGCCAGCACCGCGCATCTTGACACCGGACGTTTTAACGCCTTTCATGCTTGGCTTGGGGCCATAAGACTTAACACCTTTGTCTTTATGGACTGTAACTTCTTTCATCCCAAAAACATTTTTAGGGTTATACATCGCACTACTCCTATGTAGTCGTTACTGTAACTATTCCTACTGACCCAGTAGCCAGTAAATTGTTAGGGGTTAACCCAAACGGATCATTACCGCCACCTACCGGACTCCAACCCCACTGTATGTCTCTACTACTATGAACTCCCGACACACCCAAGCTCCTATCTGGTCTTGGATTCCGTATTGCTTGTGGATCATTAACCGGAAACTCACCTAGTTTAAGCTGTGGTTGGCCCGGATTCCAACACTCGGGACACGCTTTTATCTGCGTCTCTCTATCCTTAACAACCAAACTTTTCAATTCTTTTAGTTTGAACTGAAATCCACACACATCGCACATAGCGATGGCTTTTTTGTCAGAAGCAAACCTCGTACCCATTGTTAGATCCTACCTGCGCGAGGCACAAACCTAATCGGGGCTTTTTCCCTATCTTCTCCTGCAGCAAGTTCAAATTGTTCTTCGTACGCTGCCTTAAGCATAGGTACTCTGTCCATAAACTCAGGGACTTTCATAGCAATATGGTAGGCCAAACCCGCTACTAAACACGGGAAAAACCTAAAATTCATGTCAGCCGTCTCGATACCGCTACCTGCGTCTTGTACACGCCGCATACGCCAGTAAATAATCTGGTAACTTTCAACATTGTCCGGTACGGGCCATACAGTTACCGAGGGGACTTGTTCCCAATATGCTGGTATAGCGGTACCACCCACTGTATGTGTCGCTGCTGTGGTGCCCTGTTGGCCTCTGAAGCAGTTCTGTAACACATTACCAGTAATGTAACTGTAATTAATAATCTCGTTTTCTAACTTGATAAACCCTGCAGGGGGTAGACCAGCCACCCCACTGAGGGTAATAGTCGTATCTGTGCTGGATGCGGTAGCGGCTAAAGTAAGACCTGTCGGGTAAGTTTGCCCACTGTCCCTATGCACGACGACTTGTATGGGACGCGCTTGAGTTATCTTGTTTGGTATTGATGAGTACGTACTAATGCTAATCCGACTCAATGTTAGGTCAGATTGGGTGGTTGTACTGTTCGCACCCGTCCGAATAGAGTGTTCCAGTAGGTCAATAGTGTCGTCCGGCAAAGCGTACGTAGACTGTCCTTGCACGAGATCCAGTGATCCCTGCTCGATAGTCCACATGTTAATGCCACGGTTCTGCCACTCAATCGTCATCAGATTCATAGAGCGACGTGCAGTCTGGAGATCATACCCAGACCGTAACTCACGCCCAGCGCGTTCCCACGCCTCTTCAGCGATGTCTGTGAACGGCATATTGAATGCTGTTGTGCCTGATGTAGCCATTATTTTTTCCAGCCGTTTCTAGCTTTTTCTTTAGCCTTCTTGGATAACTGTCCGTAGTGATACAACTTCTTTGATGTATTAGACATAGCTTTGCCTGTCATCAACGTACCATCAGGGTGTTTGTGCATCCCACCTTTATGTTCTGCACCATCCTTGAAGTAATGTTTTACACCTTTAGCCACTTCGTTTCTTCCTACGTAACGGCGCTACACGCTTCGGTTTACCCGCTGGTTGACCCAGTTTCTTCTTCTGGGCTACCCGTTTAGTCTTCTCCGCTTTAGTCATTTCAGAAGACGTTTTTGGTGTCTTGGCAGATACCCGCTTTGTAGGTCTACAGTACGGCGTACCACGCTTTTCACCCTTAGTTCGTCCACAGGCTTTACCTGTACGAACGTCCTTCCAGTCTTCCTTGAACCAACGTTTTAGGGCTGCGCCCTTTGCGGTCTTTCTAACGGCCACTTTTGTCACCCCAGTTCTTAGCGCCTTTTTTACGACACTTCGCAATAGCACCTGAAGCATAGGCGGACGGAAAGACTTTATAGCGTGACTTAACTTTGTTATAGCACGCGTCTTTAACCGAACCGCCTTTTTTATAGTAGCAACGCATTAGCTACCTCATTTTGCAAGGCTTCACGCCCTTCTTTGCTATACCAGCTCCACGAACTTTTCCACCAAAAGCATACTTAGCCACATTGCCGCCTTTCTTCATAGCAGGTTTTTTACGTGTCTTACCTTTTTGCTTATTGAGGTAATCCCGTAAAGACAGCCCAGAAGCCTCTAACTCCTCTTTAGTGACGGCGGCTTTCTTTCTACCATCTTTACCAATAAAAGTATCAGAACCTTTTTCCCTAGCTTCAGCAATAGATTTAGGGTTCTTCTCTGCTACCATGCCGGTATCCGTAGCAGATTTTCTACGCATCATATCTGCTGGCCCAGTTTTAGCTTTACCATCTACACCTGTTTTAGGCATCTTAGGGGCAGCTTTTGAAGCTGGTACAGACGCTTTTTTGGCTTTCATCTCTTGGCTTTCGTTAGGTCTACGTGTACCCGTCACACGAGTTTCGGTGTCCTTAACTTTCATACCTGACGGTAATTCTTCGGGCTTTTCATCTTTACGGAAAGCTCTGCGCCGACTAGCTTTACGTTTAGCTACCGGCTTTTTCTTGCCTTTGCTTCTAAACATATCAAAAAGTGCCATACTTATGCCCCTTTCATACTTACCATTTTGGCTTTACGAACGCCTTTGGTAGCGCAACCCGATCCACGGACTTTTCCGCCTTTCTTCATGCGGGGCATAGCTTTGTCCATAGACTTGTTACCAGCAAACTTTCGCTTGCCCATAGCTTTTTCCATACCTTCACTCTCGTCACGACGAGCTTCCATACCTTGCATTCTAGGGCCATTACGCGCACCCATAGACTCGTCTAAACGGTCATTATAGCCTTGCTTCTTCATGCCCATTGACATACCACCAGCTTGGTATTTCTTCATCCCTTTCATCTTATCTGCCTCTATGTAATCTTTGCCTACTGACTGAGGTACCCCAGCTTTTTCGGCAAATTTAGGGTTATTGGCTACTGCGGCCATAAAATTGTGTTGTTTCTTGCTTTTGCTAGGCATCAGCAATTCCACTTCCGTAAACTTTTGTTGATCCTGCTATTCGGATCATTCGCTGTTTTAGCACTAGTATTACGTTTCTTCATACCTTTCATGCGAGCACAGAAGGACTTGCGGCGTTTGGCGGCTTTAGAAC